TTTCTTGAGTTTTTATAGTTAGAAGAGATGTTCACATCTGTACCGTTATCCACCGTAGTGGCTCAGTCCCTTCACGGTTACAAGATACTGTTTTGTGAAACCAGTTATCACTCACGTTCTAACTCATCTCTTCTGTTTACATTATGTAGTATAACATTTCTTTCTACAGTTGTCAACTACTATTTTTAATTTTCTTTCATAACTTTATCAACGAGATTTTCTACCTTCTCTAGTAGCTGATCATTTGTATTCAGTAACTCATACACAGCGGCTTGACCGTGGATTTTACCTTCTATAATCTCGCCTGTCTCTATATCTACTATATCAAACCAAGCACCGGACTTTCTTACTATATCATACTTTATGGCTACTTCAATTAAATCACGTAAATAATCTATTCCCATTTCATAGTTAATTGTATAAAATCCTGTTCTTCTTGTGGGCGGACATGTTTTGTTTTTTGTCATGCTCATCATGACGATATTACCGGCAGGGTTTTCTGCTCCTCTACTTAATTCTTTACCGTCAGCATCAATAAACTTTCCTCTGCTAAATTGCATACGAACGGCACAACAATGTTTCCACGCTTTTCCCCCTGGAGTTGTCTGCATAGGAAACATACTGCCAATAACATCTCTCATCTGATTAATTCCAATGCCCGTACAATGATGCCTTGCCATCAAAGACTCCACACGTTTACTAAACTGGGTGAGCGGTTTAGATATTCCGGCATATGTTTTATCTTCTAATGTTTTCTCCCACTCTTGTGCTGACATTAAAACGCCGATACTGTCAAGTACCCACAGCCCAACTTCGCCTGTGTCAACACTGTCACATATAATCTGGAATATTTCTTCGGCAGATTGTGATTTCGGCTGTAAAATATACATCTTATCCACATCAACACCGATTTTTCTTGCCCACTCTGTATCTAATGTATTTTCGGCGTCAACGTAAAGTACATCTCGATCGTCACCACTATGCTGATAGTTTGCTACTATGTCTAATGCTGTAGTAGTTTTACCACCATGCTCTTCTCCGTAAAATTCGGTTATCTTTCCAATAGGAATACCACCAAAAGTACAGTAATTCATTCTGGGTGATGTGAAAGGTATTCGTTTATATGAAAATTCACCCAAACCCTGGGTAATGATTTCTTCTTTAAATCTTTTGTTCGCATTTTTCATTATCTCGTCCAATTTCAGACCCATATGCTATCCCCTCTGTTAAAATTTTATCAATCACTTGTCTTGCCCTTTTTTCACCAATGCCCTTAACAGACAATAAGATTTCAAGTAGCATATCCTCGGTTAAACTTGCCACACATTCAGACATCATATCCTTCTGCCCTTCGTCATAGGCAGACGCATATACAGATTTGATCCACCTGTTCGTATCATTCAATGACAGTTTATGCAACTTCTTATATGTGGCAAAATCCATTACTTTTAACATAGCTTTATCCCATTATTTCTTCCACATACGGTAAGGTTGTTAAAATTTTAACGAACTCGTTCCACTCATCAAGTTTATGCCCAGTACGCTGTCTAATCATGGTGATTGCATTTTCATAATTCATTGTTACTGTTCTTCTCTGATTATAAGATGATGGGAGTAACTGAATAATTGCATACCAAATATGCTTTTTCTTATCAGCGTCTTCCTCATTAAACCATGCATCACGCAATTCATTTAACGTATCTAGCCACGGTCTCGCAACCTCTTCATACACATTAACAGAATCCGCATATTTATATTTATCATTTATAATATCATTGATGCAAGTATGGGAGACATTATACTTTTTTGCAATCTCTCTCTTACTCATCATCCCATCTTCCCATAACTGTCTGATATAAGAACGCTCCTCTTGTGTAAATTTTCCTTTATAAGTTGACACAGCTTTTGGTTGTAAACTATTCTCATAAGAATGTTTTACATTATCACTTTGTGTTACCCATTCCAGATTATCTGCAAAATTATTCTGCTTATTGCCATCAATATGATTTACTACTAATCCATCTTTATAATCTTGACCCTTAAATAACTTTGCAACAATTCTATGTAACGGAATTTGCTTACCGTGTAACGTAACAAATATATATCCGTCTTTATGTTTACTACCACCCAACAACCTATAATGATTCTTAAAATTATGTCGCACTCGTCCATAACAACTTACATCATAATCAGCATCATATCTAATCCAAACTTCTTTTGCGACCATTTCTTCACTTATCTCTGGCACAAATTGTTTTACATTTATTTTATATCCAGGTAATTTATCAAAACTAAAATCTTCCATTTCAAATGGCTTTGATAACAAACGGTGCATTGTGCTACAGGAGTTTGTGGTCACATTGATGCGATACTGATCCATTTCTTTCCACCAGTACAAAGGCGCTGTGATATCCATACTGACGAAGATTTGACGGAGATATTTCCGATGCTCCGTTCCTGCTTTATAAAGTCTCCGCATCAATTCCAAATCGTTATCACCAATAACAGAAGTATATAAATTTCCATCATCGTCATAATACTGGAGATCAAATTCACTATCGCTCTTATCCCAACTATTCATTGGATTTCTCATACCACGCACAGCATGTTCAAATCCCCATACATCTATATTTTCAACTTTGATCATTTTTCTTTTTCTCCATTTCACATAAAAATGCTACGTTAGTAGCTAAATGCCACAAATGCGGTAATCCACTTTCAGCATCAACTCCATCTGGATCATCTAAGTAGCGCATAAAATGTCTATACGTTGCATTTCGAATACGATCTAAACTTAAATTTTTCCAACCATGTTCTCCGGTTTCCGGATATTTTTTTAATCCGTACTCACGTACTCTGGCTATATTCCAAATCATCTCCCTGGGTACGAGTGTAAGCATAGCTTTTCCGTCATCGTCTTTATGAATATCACTCATTTACCACTTCCTCCCATCCTAGTAAGTTCCACTTCTTGTATCCGTCTACTAAGAACCTTCTTAACACTTGCTAAAAGTTCTTGGGCATTTTCCACTTTTGCTTTATACATATTTCCATTTATATCCATGTGCAGTTCGTTCTCTTCCAGAAAGAACTGCGAATATACCAGAACTATAAGAAATTCCAATATGTTTTGCGGCAGTGGTTACAGATTCAAATTTATTCAAGATATTATCTTCCATATCTAACTGATAAACTGCTCTTCTTTGTTTTTTGGCATTTTCTTTACCCGCCGCTATAAAACTATCAATCATTCCTGTTTCTTTTAATTTTACACCCTTATTCCACGGTTCGCCTCTTCCAGATATTTTTCTATTTACCCAACTCTCTTTTAAGTGTTGTTTATGTGTTTCTGAAAATTTCATACCTTTTCGTACATCACTTATATGTTTTTTAACAACATCTGATTGCGACCATCTATAACCATATCCTCCCCAATCACCTCCAACCGCTCTATTATACCCAAATTTCATATTAAATGTTTTGTATTTCTCTATAAAATACTTCTCCAAAAATAATGCTAATTCTTTAGATAACGAATTAGAAATTACAATATGCTGAAAATTAGTCCAACCATATTTCTTAATTGCATTATAAAAATGGTTATTATTTTTGTAACCTTCTCCGTCAGACCACCTTCTTGTTACATCTTTAGACGTAATACCAAAATATTGTTTTCCATTAGGTGCTATGTGAACATACAAAGTAAAATTATTGGGTCTGCAATCTGGTAAGTTCAATTTCTTGCATCCTCCTCGATAATACTTTTTTACATGATTGTAATACCTCTTGTGCGCCATCAATTTTGCTTTTCATAGTACGATAAGCTCTGGTATAAGAAGATGAAACAATAAACTGTTCTTGACTTGCTAATTCTGCCAAACTATCTTTATCCGCTACCGTACCCTTATCCTGACTCGCCCTTGCCGTATGGTACATTTCTTTATAAATTGCTTTTGCTATATCATCACGAATACCAAGCTGTTCACACATGCCACCGGCAAAATAAATATATGTAGAAAGATTTAAACAAAAATCATCTAACTCATCTGTTGTGGGAGGATTTTCTCCATCTTTCAAACATTCTCTGATGAAATCGACATATTTATCCAAATCCTCGCAATAAGGTGAAATAATATCATAGACTATATCATCTATGATTTTGGATTTATCTTCCACATCTTCTTGTATATCATGGATTTCATTCAATTCTTCATCTGTTAAATTAAATTTCATAGATTTTACCTCACATGGTCATGTTCTGCTGAATACTTATAACCAGATAATGCTCTTTCTAAATCACGTTCGGCTTCATGTTCCATTAAACGATTTCTATTACCTTCAGTATCATAAATTCGGTATTCTAATACCCATGTTTTGTATGCTACCTGCGGAATATCTACTAATATCATTTAGCAATTCCTCCATATCGTAATCGAAGAAAACTCTTTTCTTTTTTCCTTTTAACTCAATGGGTTTTATAGAATATCGCTTTTCCAAATCACCCAGCACATAGAGGCTCAAACTTTTGTAATTACCGTACATGGCTCTCTGTAGCAACTCTATTGGGATATAAAAAGTCTTATCCTTATCAATGAACCAAAGTATAATGCCGGCGAACACACCGGGTATTTTTGATTTCTCCAGTAATCCGTCCCATTGCGTATTTGTTATGTTTCCATGTACCCTACTAGAATCGTTTGATGATATACTAAACGTATTTCCATGAACAGATTTACATTCGATATAATATTCATACGGCTCTTTATAAACCACAAAGTCACAGATATTCTGACTTCCTTTAAATCCTGTTGTCTGATCATGAAGTCTATCTAAAGATACGCCAGGAACTTTTTCAAAACAGTCTTTTATAACTTGTTCAAATTGTTTGCCACGATTTTTAGCCATGTAAATCATCCTCACCCAACACAGTCTGTAAAGGATGTATAGGAATTTGAATTATCCAACCTTCCAATCCACCGTACTTTATCTGCACCTGATTGCCAACATTTTCTATTCTACAGCGTATCGGCATTGCACCATCAGTTACTGGATTAATCAACAGCGCTACAACATCTTCTGACATCTCAACCATCCTTCTTACACTGTGTTTTGTAACTACAGTAAGAACACGATTTTTTAGCTACATCCTCTGGTTTGGGTGGAGCTATATGTCTAGCCACATAGCCGTCACACTCTTCGATATAACCAATTAATTCCTGTTTCATCTCGCTTGTTGGTACAAACATAAAGGCTTTCATATCCAACACATCTCTATTAATATAAACGAACAAAACTTCCGGAATATTAAAGGCTAATGAGTACGCAGTCCCTTGATGTTCGTGAGATTTATCTACAGATTTTCTACCAATAAATTTAAAACTGCTTTCAGTCTTTAATTCCAAAATATAATAATGTCCCTTATATTTAATGATGCCATCGCACATAAAAGACATATTCAATTTAGTGTGATACAGCTTTGTTTCCATACCGTTTTTAGAAACAATATTAAGGTAATCTAACTGTCTCTGTTTCACAAATTCTGCAACATCTATGTACTCACAATCCATGCCGTTTTCTTTCATCTGATCCACAGCAGTTTGAATACGAATGTGAATGTCTGTTCCAGAATTGCATATACCAACACCGGAATAACTGGAACTAGATTCATCTGGCTGAACACCAACTAATTGATAATATGACTGTCGGATACAATTCATACTAGATGGTTTGTACGTCTTTGAAGGTAACCTTTGATCTTTATCAGCAGTCATTTCAATCGACCGCTTTAAATCCTGTAAAAAGTCTTGCTCGGGAGGTAAAGTTTCCTTCGCTACCTCAATAAGTCTACATACATTTTTCAGACTATTTCGCATTTGTATTTTCCCCCTTCTGTCGTTTCCACTGTTCTAACGCTCGTTGTCTTAATTTTTCTTTAGTCATATCAGATATAACACGACCCTTAGCAACTAAACTAATTTTCTTTCGGGTTTCTTCGCTTCTAACACTTCCTAAGGCATTTTTATTACCCATCATTGAATCTCGTATTTTACGTTTTGTAGCATCACTATGATGCTTACCATAAAACGGATGTTTTTCACCTCTGCGAGATTCTGACATTTTACACTTAGTTTCTTCGGATAATTTATGGTGTGATCCTAAGGGTGACTTTTCACCGCCCAATGACTGATTATACCCATATTTCGGATTATTAGCTTTATACTCTAATATCAAATATTGTTCCAATTTATACGCCCATTCTCTTGACAAGTGATCAGCCAAAACAATGTGTTGAAAATTGCCCCAACCATATTTTTGAATTGCTCTCCAAAATAGTTGTTGAGTACAATATCCATTTCCACCGCTACCAGATCTTCTACTTAACGAATTACTTGTCACACCAACATAAACTTTATTATTTGGTGCAACATGAATATATACTATATAATTATCCATATCACTACCTCCGTACTTTAACTATACAGCGGTTTGATATGATTGTAAACTGCTTCTTCCCTCTCATTTCAGACTATTTCTCGCCATCTGGTACCTCCGCAACTAATCCATCGTCTACCCATCTTTTAGGTACGCAGTGTTTGTACTGCTTATAGTATGAACTTGACATTTCAAATTTTGCCTTAACTCGACCAACTTCAAATCCCGCTTCTGTTAAAACAAACTTATTTCCAGGTTTGGTTCTGGCATATTCAACTTTCATAAAATTTCCTCACTACAGCCGGTAAGATTAAAATAAAACTTAACGCAAACATTGTACAGGCTTGCAAACAACTTATCCTATCCAAGTCAATAGAACCAACTGTTCCTACTAACAACACAATACCTAAAAGCGCCATAATACTAGAAAATCTCATTTGTGTTTCCCTCACTTTCTTATATATGTTAATAACATTATACAACACATATATAAAAAAGTCAACAACTAAAAACACGGACTATAACAAGTGGTTCATTATAGTCCGTGTTCGCTTTAAATATTATTCCATATTATCATCCTCAAGTAATGCTACAATTATCGTGATATTACCATCCGTCATCTTAATTGCATTATCTTCACCATAATACAATTCGATGACATCATTTTGAATGGCTTTGATTTCCTGCGTTAACATCTGAATGTCAACAGCACACGTAAACGGTTTGAAATTATCACTCGCCACATAATCAATAATCTCTACGCCGTTCGCCGCTTTGGAAGATACCTGTAATCCATTCTGTGTGAACGTAAGATGGATAGCGTTCTTATCATACGTTCCTACAAACAAAGAAAGTCTATCAAGAAGCTGAAGAATTGCGTTTTTCGGAACCGAACAAAAGCTGTCAATCTCCGTATCAACAAGTCCCATTATAGCATCGATGGCGTAATCCTCAATACCTTCCATGAACTTGCCGTATACAACGCAATCTGGTGTACTGCACACGATATCTGTATCGGTAAATGTGGCGGTAATCTTTTCAGCGTTCACTACAGAAAGTAAATCCATGAACTCGGGACTAATCAACCTATTCGCTTCAAGGAGATTTACATCCATGCTAGCAATCTTATAAGTATCGGTGGCTACCACCTGATTTCCTACATAATATCCAGTATAACAAGGATTTTCAAGTGTGACAGCAAGTGCCGGCTTAATCGTCTCCAGAATAACCTGTACAGTAGTTCGATTAATAGTTTTTTCTGTGGCAGAACTTAAATCTAACTTATCAACAGGATCAGGATACTTAATCGGTTCTCCATTTTCGTCTAACGGCAGTTCAATCTTATAATTGCCGTTGCCCTTTACATTAAGTACCCAAATCCCAGAAGATACTTCCAAAGTAACGTTCTCACAAGTCATCTTGGAAATAAGTTTAGAAAACGTATTGGCATCTACTACTACATAGAAATCATCTGCAACAACTTTATCCTCCAAGATGTAAAGATAATTCGTGGCATCGGTTGTGATTAATGTCAGCACATTATTCTTTACTTCGATTGCCATAAGACTTGTGAGGGGAATGAGCTTGTTATTACCAACACCCTTCACAGCCCGTGATACCATCTCTTTCAGTTTTTCAGTTTTCAGTGTAAGTTTCATTTGTTTTTCCTCCTTAAATCTATTGTTGCAATACCTTCGGTATTGTCTCTCCAATGCTCTGAAAAATAACTTCCAATTCTTGTTTTAGAAAATGCCGGGCCGGAATAGTCATGCTTATTCACGTGTCTAATTCCAGCGCGTTTCATGTTAGTGTGTGCAACAAGACGATCTAATGTTCTTGTGTGTACCTGTGTCGGCACTCTTCCATTGGATGACTTAGGCGATCCTGATCTCTCAATCCATGTTCCCATAATTATTCCTCCGTGTAAAAAAGTAAAAGAACGGTGTATCCAACAACGCTAAACAAAACTTGATACAATATTGTCCAATCATCAGTCCAATTAAATCATTTCCACGCATACCCAATCCAATGCCAAATCCAATACCAATAAATATCACTGTATCAATAATTTGGCTTGTCATTGTACTACCATTATTCCACATCCACCTCTGTTTATTATACTTTTCTTCTCCGAATTTTCTCTGTGCCCAATCTTTAATTTTATGAAAAATAAATACATCCCATGTCTGAGAACAGCAATACGCAATCAGGCTACCCAGGGTAAACCACCCTAAACTATTAAGTGTCGTATATGTATCACTTCCAACAAACCAGGGTTTAAAGATAACGGGTGTTAAAAATATCAGTCCTGTACACAACACTTGGGCTATAAATCCAACTACTACAGCAAAATTGGCATCTTTCTTTCCCCATATTTGACTTATAATATCCGTTGATAAAAATGTCATGGCATACGCTAACACAGCCGCCGGCGCCAACAACTGTATTTTACCAATATATATGTTGGTTAAAATCATCCCATTGCTACTTATAATATTGGAGGTCAATAATGAAGTTACAAAAACTACCATCAATACAATAAGATTTCTTTCGGTTTTTTTCATCGAGGTTTCCTCTCTCCTTTAAAACAGTGACTTTCTAATACTACTACGCTTACATTTAATTTTTGAAAATTTATCCATCATCCATAAACCATTATATACTACTCGATTATCCCGGCTATCAATTAAATCAGTAAGGGTAAACCCAAATTTTTCTAAGTTGTGATTAAAGTTAGTCAACAACAAATCATTAGTAAACATTTGTGAGTAGTGTTCAAATTCAAACTTTTGGCTATCAAGTACCGCA